CCACAGCAGCCTCTGTCAGTTCGGCATAAGGCACGTAGTTGATACCGTCTTCTTTGGTGAAGCTGACAGTGGAGTAAGTTGAGGCAGTGAAGTCACCGTCAACTTGCGATGCGTTCCAGTGAACAGTGTTTACAAAACCGTCAGCGGTGTTGCGATCAAGGGTAGAGATTTTCCAAGTGGTGGTCATAATGAGTCCTTTGGTTGGTTAAGGGTGCGATGCTTTGTAGGCATCAAATTCGGCTTTGAGTTCTTGGATGGCCTTGACTAACACAGGAATCAAAGCGCCGGGGCCGACTGTTTTATAAACAGTTTCGTCTTCTCTGCTGACTTGCCATTCACTGACGGCTTCAGGAAAGACCGCCTCAACTTCTTGAGCAATAAATCCGAGCTGATCTTTGCGGTCGTTTCCGTAGCCTTCTTTCCAGTCATAGCGAACTGGACGAAGTGCGGTAATCACATCAAGGCCGTCAGACGAATCACGGATGTTTTCTTTCAGGCGCTGGTCAGAAATAGATTGCACCGTAGTGTTCTGCGCAAAGATAACACCGTTGCCCGCAACCCTAAACTGGTCAACACCGTTAGCGCCACCTCTTATAAATTGAAACGCAGAACTCGCGCCTCTATTTGCAGCCAGCAATAAAACGTTGTCTGCAAAAGCCCCGTCCGTGGCTTTAATTTGCAGGGCAGAGTAGCCGCCGGGATGCTCAATGTGCGCGGATTGGACAAGTCCTGTTCCTCCAACAACGGTCAACCGACCTTGTTGAGTAGTTGTCCCCACCAGCAATTCACCGCCGGAAGTGATACGGGCGCGTTCGGAGTATGAGCCAGCAGTGCCAGTACCAAAAGCAAGTGCTCCGTTTGTGGTGGCCCAAATGGCGTTGCTGTAATCTGTTTGACCGGTTCCTAGCGTAGAGGGTGCTCTAAAACCAATAGCAGGATTATATTGACCCCCACCATCGTCTTGATAACCAAAGCGAAGTGATGCAAATGACGGAGTTAGTATTGTTGATGGCCGAGCGTTCGCAGCAAAAAGTCCTTCAGATACATAACTGGAAAAAGCACTACGCATGCTTGCGGTGCCATTGACAAACAGTTTGTTGTTAAATGGCGCTCCTGCTTGTGTTGTGTCTGCTATCAGCAAATTCCCGATGGAGTCGATACGAGCGCGTTCGGTGCTGTTCGTCATGAACTGCAAGTAGTGGTTGCTCAGAGCCGCTACACGAACATACCTTTCCCCGCCAGAGAAAACCGCCGCAAACTGAGCGTGAACATTTCCATTTTCTGCTCTGGCTTGAAAATCGGAAATAGATTGCGTAGTTGTGTTCGGGTTTGAAATGCGAACACTTGGATAATCACCAGTTGAACCGCCAGAACTTGACTTAGAAATATCAAGAATTGCACCCGGCGAACTCGTCCCAATACCCACGTTGCCGCCGTAAGTCAGCGTCATCACATCGCTACCTGCGGTCACCGAACGGAACACGAGGTCGTTCGTAGTGGCGTACATTCGATAAGCGTTGCCACCAGACACTTGCACGTTGTAGCCGTTAGCTCCATTCACCGTCATGTTCCCGGTGGTTGCCAGATTCGTCCCATCAAACGTCAGCGCAGACCCAGTGGTCAGGACTTTAGAGCCGTTGAGGTAGGCCACGCCGTTGGCTGTGCCAGCGGACAGAGTGGGGTTCTGGCCAAGCGTTGTCGCGCCAGTCACGCTCAGCGATGTGACCGTGCCGCCAACAGTTGACGCAGCCTGCCAGGTGCTGCCGTTGTACACACGCAGCTCATTGGCGCTGGTGTTGAAATACTGGTCGCCAACAGTCAGCGCGTTGCCGTCGTTGTCAACGCTGGGGTCAGAGCTCTTGGCGCCTAGGTAGATGTCATCGAAGGCGTCAAAGCTGGCAGCAGCGGCAGCAGCCGATGCGGCGGCAGATGTGGCCGAGCTGGCTGCGTTTGTCGCGCTTGTGGACGCATTGCTGGCAGATGTGCTCGCAGCCGACGCACTGTTCGAGGCGTTGGTAGCCGATGTGCTGGCGTTGCTCGCGCTGGTGGAGGCAGCAGTCGCCGAGTTGCTGGCGTTTGTGGCCGACGTACTGGCGTTTGTGGCTGATGTGCTGGCAGCGCTTGCGCTGTTGCTGGCGTTGGTCGCAGACGTGGCAGCCGCTGTGGCCGAGTTGCCTGCGTTGGTAGCGGCAGTGCTCGCTGTGCTGGCCGATGAGGCAGCATTGGTGGCGGAGGTTGACGCAGCGCTGGCAGATGAGCTGGCAGCAGATGCCGAGCTGGCAGCGGCAGACGCAGAACTGGCCGCAGCGGTGGCCGCAGTCTCGGCGTTTGTCTCCGCTGTCTCAGCCGCAGCCTGGGCAGCCTCGGCAGCATTCTGCGCGTCACCGGCAGCCTCAGCGTCAACCAGCAGATCCCACTTGCCAGAGTCAGCGTTCGTGCTGATCGGCAGCGAGCCAGTTGAAGTGTGCGATGTGTTCGCGTAGTAAATGTTGCTGTTGGTGCTGTCTTTGACAATGTCGCGCTTGTTGTACGCAGTGCCAGAAGCCCATGTGCCACGGTTGTCACCGATCACCTCGCCAGTGGTCGGGTTGCCGTCAGTGTCAAAAGCCAGTGTCTTGTTGGCACGCACAGACGCGCGTGGCAGCGTCATGTCAATGGTGGTCGGGTCAGTCTGCGGAGCCTGCAACGCACGCTGCAAACCCTCGGCATTCTGCTGGGCGAAGATGGTCTGCTGGTCCATCTCGTCGTTGACCGTGTTGGCGAAGAAGTCGCCGCCAGTCACAAAGTCAGTGGTGCGCTGAATTGTGCGGTTGCCCACAATGGCGATCTGCGTCGCGCCAGTTGGCGATGCCACCAGCGTGATAAAGCCAGTGCCGTTGCTGTTGATCGTCACCGTGTAATCGGTGGTCAACGTCAGCAGCGCGTCGTCCTTGTAAACGGCCACGTCGCCAACAGCCAAGATCTCGAATGTGAAGTTGTACGGACCAGTCCCGCTGGCCGCATAAACCACTCGACGGGTCACGTTTGAAATTGGAACGCCCATGGCTCAATCCTTCCTTTTGGTGATTGTATGAATTCAATCGGGTTTGTAAAACAGGCCTTGCGCCTTACGCGCTTCTGACATTTCACCAATCTTGGTTTGCAGTGTCAGGTCTTCAGCGATCAGGGTCTTGCGCGCGATGTCAATGAACCGCGAATGCACACGCTGAACAGTCTTTTGCTGGTCGTCCAGGTTGAGCAGGTCAAAGCCTGGCGTGCGCATCACATTCAGCAGCTCTTGCTTGGCTGGCAGCTCCTTGCCGTAAATGGTCAGCAGCCTGTTGTACTGATAGGCATCCAGCTCGACGCCGTCAATCTTGCGCTCCGGCATGCCGACCGGCGAGCCCATACGCACTAGGGCGTCATCCACCTCACTGAATTGCATCGGGCTCACGCGAGTGGGCAAAACCATCTCATAGGGTTTACCCTGACCAGACTTGATCGGGTCGCCCCAGAGGTTCAGCTGCTCGGGCAGTGAGTCGTTGAAATACGGCAGGCGCGACTTGTATCGGTTGAAGGCCTCAACAAAACCGCGCACGCCCATGGGCAGGTCGGGGCTGGCTCGGTTGTCGCGGTTGGTCGGATCGCTCAGGCGCTCAATGCCCGCGATCAGCGAGCTGTACGCCCCGGCAGGCGAGCCACCGATGACAAAGCCGCCGAACTGCTTGACCAGGCCGTCCACAATTTTCTTGCCGTCAATCTCGCCTTGCTGGTTGCTGCCAATCAGGCGCGAGACCTCGGCAATACCCTGCAGATAGGGCTGCTCTTTGAGGTACTCATACAAACCGTATGTCGCGCCCAAGAAGACCTGCTCGACTTTGCCAGCGTCTGGCTCGTGGCGGGCGTATTCTGCGTAATCCGCAGCGATGGCCAGCAGGGCGGAGATCGGCTCCATGCCCTGGTAGCTCACCCACTCATCGCCGACGCGAATGCTGTATGGCATCCAGCCGTCACGCATGGCGGCCTCGCGGTCGGCCTTGCGTCCAGGGCCGCGCCCGGTGATCGCGCCCTCGGCTGCAGCCGCGCCAAAGGTCGCCAAAATGGCCGAGCCCATGGTCACCTTGGCCAGAGCCATGTCGCGGTAAATGCCACCCTTGGCAACCTCCTCGCGCCACTGCGATGACAGCGGTGCGAACGGGGTGCGCTCAATGACCTGCAGGCCGATGTTGGCAGGGGTCTTGAAGAAGGGCACCACCACCTTGAGGGCAGGGTGGTTGAACACACCCTGCAAGCTCTTCAGCGCGGGCGGCAGCTCAGACGTGAATGTGCCCTTCTGGGCGAAGTTCATGGCGATCTCGTCCAGATCGGCTGGCGGGTTGGCCAGCAGGCTCTCGGCTTCCAGCATGGCCTTGGCCGCTGCCTCGGACTCGCTCAAGCCAGCGTCCAGCGATTCGCGGTAAACCTTGCTGCGACGGGTGACCTGGGCGTTGATCTCCATGCGGTAAAACACGCCTTTAAAAAACTCGTCCTGGGTCATCAGCGCGCGGCCAGGCAAAGTGATGGCAGTGCCGTAGTAATCCAAGCCCTTGCCCAGCCAAGTATCTGCACCCTGGCCAGTCACACGCTGCAGGGTCTCGCCCATGCTCTCCTGCAGGCCGCGCTGCTCTTCCACCTTGGACAACAGGTCGCCAGGGGTGTTGGTGCGCCATGCCTTGCTGGCCAGCTGCAAGCCCTCGGTGATGCCATTGCGCAGCGACTGGACCATGGTCAGCGCTTCGTCAAATTCCACCTTGTCTTGCTCAGAGCCTGGCACCAGCGACTTCCAGCTGCGCACGCCGTCTGGCAGCACGTTGCCGTAGAAGTTGGCCACCAAGCGCTCGGGGATCTGATACAGGCCAAACAAGCTATTGCCCAAAATGTTCTTGGCGTGCGAGACAGGCGAGGACAGCAGGCCGTTGATGTAGGTCGAGAACCAGACATCCTTGACGCCCGACATCATGGACTTCTCCACCAAGGCGTTCTGCGCGGCGCGCGACTCCAGCGTCAGATAGCTGCGGGCCATGTCTTGCAAGGCGGCGTCGCCACCGTACTGGTCAAGCACCTGACGCACCACAGCGGCGTTGCCCTCGCGGGGAATGCGGAACACAGCCAGAGCGCGGGCGGTCTCGGTCTGCATGCCCTTGACGCCCTTTTGAATCATCCCGTGGAGGGCGATCTGCTGGCGCAGCTTGAGCTTGTCGGCATCGGTGGCGTTGCCCTCGTCCACCATTTTGAACAGGCGTGTCAGCTCGTTGGCGCTGGACTCCAGCACCTCCAGCGCTTTGTATGTCTCCACAGCGTTGGCCATCATTTTGCCGTCATTGCCCACCAGGCGGGTCAGAAAAGACTCAGAGATCCCGTTCTCATTGGCCTTGGCCTTGATCTCGTCAAAGGTCACTGCCTTGGTTTTGATGTTCAGCGCATCGGCCACGCCGCCCACAATCGCAGCGGCGTCCTCGGTCTGATAGCGCGACAGATTGAATGCCTCATCAGGCGTGCCACCGGGTTTACCCTGAGTGATGCCAAAGGTCTGTCTGCGAGTGACTGCCCGACCGACTTCCTCTGTCAGCTGTTGGTCAGCTTCTGGGAGGACTTTGAACCGACCGGCGGTTGTCGGCTCTGGCAGCGTGCCTGGCGGGGTGTCCGGCACCAGCTTGCGCTCGGCTTGGGCGGCGCGCTTGGTCACCAGCTTGCGCAGGGCGGCGTCAATCGGACCAGCCACCATGACGCCCTCGTCCATGTTGGGCGTGCCTGGCTCGGTGGTCACTGGCTCAATGCCTGGCTCCATGCCCTCGGCAGGCATCGGCTCAAGCTGAATGTCAGCAGCTGGGGCGGCTTCTTCTGCAGCAGGCAGAATGCTGCTCAGGCGTTGGTCAAGTGGTTGGATGGCCATTTACTTTGCTCCCTTTTTCACAGCCTTCGCCGTTGCTTTTGCGGCCTTCACCGTGCTTGCTGCGCCTGGAATTAATCCAGCTGCAGCAGCACCAGCTTGCAAAGCAGCTGTGCCATAGTCTCCACGCTTTGCAGATGTCATGGCCTCTTCGGCAGTGCGTCCAGATTCTTCAAGCTGCATTGTTGTGCCAATGATTGGCATGATGTCAGCCAAGCCCAAGTCCAGCGGCAGGTTGCTGCTCGGGCCGCCGATCAGCGTCTGAGCGCGTTGGCGGGCCTTGACGCGATCCATGCCCAAGCCCTCAAAGCCAGACTGCAAAAAGCTGGCAAGGCGCTCGCGCGTGGTCGGGTCATAGGCCTTCATTTCACCCATGCCACCGCCAGCATCCGACATTGTGCGCGACGGGCCAGCGGCCAGCTGCATGCCGTCCAGGTTCGGGCTGTCCATGGCAGCAGCGTCCACCGGCATGACCGGCTCATCGGCTGGCATGTCAGGGAACTGCGCAGCCGTCAGGGCTGACAAATAGCGGTCTTCAATCGAGCTCAGTGCCATGGCGTGGTTCCTTACTGCGTCATCCCGTTGGCCTGCTGCAACAGACGGCGAATGTACTTGACATCATTTTGCCTGGTGCGGTCGTTGCCTGCCTTGCGCTCAAGCGCGGCAAGCGAGTCCATGGTCACCGGGCCGTTGATCCATTCTTTCTTCTCGTAAACCTTGAGCGCGTCAACGGCCTGCTTTGCAGTCTCGCTGCTGCGGCGCTCGGTCACAAACTTCTCAAGCTCAGCGACAACCATGGCAGGCGTTGGCTGCTTGCCTTCGCGCAACAGACGGGCCTCAATGTCCAGCGACTGAGCTTTGAGCTGCTGGCGGTTGGTGAACTCCATGGCATTCTTGTCGAGCACCACAATGCCGCCAGTCTGGTTGATGCCAGCGAGTCGGTTGATCCCGCGCTCAATCTCAGACTGGTCGCGGCGGTTCTCGCTGTTGATCAGCTTCAATGCGCTCACAGCGTCGTTGCCCGTCAGGCCGCGCCCAATGTAATTCTTCACCTGGTCGGCATTGGTGATGGTGCCATTCAGAATGCCGGTGACCACATTGAACTCCACCATCGGATCGCTCTTGGCCTGCTTGGGCTCCAGAATGCTTTTGAGCGTGCTGTCGCTGACCACGCCAGGCACAGTCTGCGCCAGCCCCACAATGCTGCTTTGAATGGCGCGCTGGGTTGGAGACCCCTGCGGCGCGGCATAAAGCTGCTGCATCAAACCAGCCAGCTGGATCTCGCCATCTCGCTTGGCCACTGCCTGCTTGTTTTTCACCAGGGTCTCGCGCTGGTTAATGGCCACCATGTAGTTGGCCATGACCTTGGCCTGGTCCTCAAAAGGCATGGCCTTGTAAACGTCGGTCATCTTGCCGACATTGCCTGAGCGAATCAAAGCCAGTCCAGCTTCAGGGTCAGCCGAGAACTCGGGCGCGGTCACAAACGAAGACACAGCGCCGATCTTGGCGTTTTTCAGCGCAGCCTCAAATTTATCACTGTAGCTTTTTTGCAACGTGGCGTCGCCCATCAAAAGCGCGCTGGTTGAAATGGTCTGGCGATACACATCGGCCAGGTCTTCCACGCTGCGCTTGGTCCCTGTTTTCTGGTCAACCCAAAAGCCCTGAGACACAGCCGCCTCAAGCAGCCGCACGCTGGCGTCAAAGTCCTGGTCGAACTTAATCAGGCGCTGCTGCTTGGCTCGCTTTGTTTCAGCCTCAGCGGCTTTGGCCAGCACAGTGTTGCCAGCGGTGGCGATGGTGGCGCGGAACTTCAGCGATGCCTCGGGGTCCACCTGAGCCAAGCTCTTGCCGTAGCCCGTCATCATGGTGTTGATCTGGGTCTGCACCTGCTCAGTGGTCGTCTGGCCTTGCTCAATCTTTGTCAGCATGTTGGCCAGCTCGTTGCGAGCCTCGGCCTCAAAGCTGGCGGAGACCTCAAACGCACGGGCCTTGCGCACGGCCTGGTCGAAAATGTTGAACGTGCCACCCAGGCGCAGCGACTCGACATTGCCGTTCTTGGCGGCTTCAAGCTGCTCATCGGTGATCGGGTTGTCGGCGACGTACTGCATGCCAGACTGCTTGGCAGCCTCGCTGGCAATGCCGAAAAGCGACTGGCTCAGTCGGTCAATCGTTGAGCTGACTGTGTTTTGATATTGAGCACCAGCCTTCAAG